TGTTTCAGCAAGTCCATTTACATTCTCCTCGTTAATAACAACTGCTACACCACCCGCTGCCCTAATACGCGCAAGGTGCGCGTCTTGTAAGGCTGTGGTCTTATTCTTCCCTGCTTTGCACTCAATGGCAATAAACCGTCCATTGTGACAGCAGATGATGTCTGGTATGCCTGACATACCGAAACCACCTGTAACAGGGAAGAAGTAATACACCCCGTACTGTTTAAGGATCTTGACGACTTTGTCTTTGACCTTACCCTCTGGTGTTCTCAAAACGGTGCCTCCTCAATATCTTGTAAGTCTTCATGCTTGTCACGCTTGACAACTTGTAGCTGAGCGCGGGGCAGAAACACATAGTGCGGGAAAGGCCAGCCGTTGGTAGAGGGGACGCGCAAGCACACGAACCCATCTTCATCCACCTTAACAACATAGCCAATCTCGCCTGTTGATTTGATTCTCATTTTGGTATCGATGTTCATTGCTCACTCCTTGATAAACATCAGTAAACCACGACAGTCTTGCATCACAAGTCTTGCCAAGTGCTTAGCGTCTTTGTGAATAGCGTTGTCTTCTCTTACGTTGCTACACCCTTCGATGATTTTTTCAACGGTTTGGATAACAAGTACGCGCTGATCTTTCAAAAGGCTAAGCTCCCTTCTAAGTGCGTCGTAATCTCTCTTCTCATCTTTTTGACTCACGGATTTTTCCTCCTGCTGCTTCCCAACCTTCATAAAAACCTTCACGCCAAGCCTTCTCCCAAGCAATACACCACAGGTCATATGACCCATCGAGTGGGAACTTGAAATCTTCTTTGTCTTTCATCATGGCTTTAACATCTTTGCGTTTGATGAATGCCTCCCAAGCTTTATCTCTGTCAGGGTTAACAAGGGGTACGTCATCAAACAGTCCTTTCCTACTGCCTTTACTTTTCTGGTGCATGTTGTGATCGCCACTCATTTCTCACTCCTTGCTCGTATGGCTTCCGCGATCAGTTCCCCGTCTATTGACGGTCCCTCTTGAAAACAAATGGAAGCACACGCCTCACGCTCTCGCTCCGCGATTTGCCACTCAAGCTCTTTCAGCAAGTCCTCAACGGTGTCGCCGTGCCCTGTTGCGTAGCCGCGCTCGATCATCCATGCGGCCAGCTTGTTTCGCTCGGCAGCAGCAACAAGGAAAGCGAAGTGAGCAATCAGGTCGGGAAACAGTGAAATATCGCCTTCCGTGAACCCAGCCTCCCGCGCCAGCTTGATGATGTCTTCTCTATCCATGATTCTTCTCCTTTAGTTTGGCTTCAATGGCACGGGCAAAAGTCGTATCAGTCCAAGGCGCAGTCCAATCTCGTTGATAACGAACGCTGTTTATTTCTTGATCCGTCAGACCAACCCATTGTTTTTTTGGCGGTGCGGCGTAGAGTGGTATGTCATCTGGATTGGGGCCGATCAGGTTGCCTTCTTCGTCAAATTTTGATGATTGATACCACCAAAGTTCCCCCTTGCCACCATCGGTAACCCACGCCACCGGCTCTTGCTCTGTCTCTAATGCTTCGTGCAACCGGCGCAGTTCGACGGCTGATTCCCTGCCCGTGCTATTGCTTATTCGTCCTTGCACAAACTCGGCGTCCAGCGCATCAGCCAGCCGCAAGGCTTCGGGTTGTTTCATAGCTTCTCTGCTCATTTGTCAGCCCTCGCTTTCAGCATCGCGTCTGCCATGACGTATGCGTCGATTGCAATCAAAGTTGGCATACCTTCAGGATCATTAACTTCCTCATCCTCGAACGAAGTAGCAATGTCATAATTTCCCAAAATTACTTGCATCGCCTTCCCTGCAAAGTAATCACGCAGTGACACCTCAGATTGGCAACAATGCCCACACCTCGGACACTCAAAATTATTCATGCCCGATCCCCCGCATGTTGTTTCCATTCGTCCTTCTCCTTCATACGTTGCTCGTACACTTCCATTAACAACTCAGCAGCTTCTTTGATCTTGAACTTTTCAGCAGTACAGTAATCGGGCAAGCCCTCGGCGTAGCCTTCCAACCATGCAGCTAACATGGCGAACTTGTAGTCAGGGCTCATTCTTTCCCCCTGCGTTATTCAGTATCCGTGCAATCTCACGGTCGATATACCAACGTGCTTTACGCAAGTCCTCAACTTGCTCACCCTTCAGGCCAGCTCGCCACAAATATTTTATAGCGTTGCCTACACAGAAATTCATATGCTCGGTAATTTCTATACACTCGACACCGCTAGGGTGCTCGGTATAATGTTTAGGATGGTTTACGGGATCGTTCATAATTTCTTACCTCCATGATTGCGTTCGCCACCAATATTTGTGCATCATGCACAATGCTGCGTCGTCCTCTGATCACACCGACTATGTAGCCGACCAAGACTCCAAACCCCCAGATCAAAGTATCTTCCATCCCTTCACCTCCTCAGTCCATGATCGTTTCCATAACTGCATCGTCGTAAGTCGTGCGTGTGCTTCTGCTAACTCAGTCGTGGTGTACTCCTTACGCTTTGTCCAATGTCCTGGCCCAACCCACTTGTGAGGATCTACGTAGTGTGGGTAGTACGGCACACCACGCAAAATAAATACAGGTTGTGTTTCTGTGTCTGCTGGTTTGTTTAAGTTCATCAAACTCATTTACTTTTTCCTTTTACTGTTGTCCACGAACTGCGTAGATGTCCGTCATACCAACGCCCGTCTACTCTTCCCTCTGTCATTGTCTTTTGATACTTCAGCTTGACGTGGCGTTTTTCTTTTGTTTCTTCCCTTGTCTTATCATCGTCAACCATCGTCATCATCGTATCGAGTTTGCTTTTACCCAACCACGCAACAAGCTCGTCCTCAGTCATCTTGTTCTCCCACAACTTATCGCTGAGCTTGGGTAAGTACGCTGCTATAAAACGCGCAACAGTTGTGAGTTGTTGTTTCTGATAGCGTGGCGTACGTTTGAGTGTGTTGAACTTCTCGTACGTGATATTGTTTTCTTTCACAAACATAGGAACTGCTTTGCTTGTGTACAAATGACGTGGTGATCGCCACATCTGGATTAAGTTTCTGTCCCACAACTCCTGCAACACCTCGTCGTGGGCTTCGGCAAACAGATCATTCAAAAGGCTCACGTTGTTCCCTCCTCTTGAGCATGGCGTCTGCTATGCGGTACGCAAAATCTGCAAACGCTTCTTCTGGTTTGTACTGCGGCATTTGCCCCCACTTCCCTGCCAAAATCCCTGTAATGGCAGCTTTGGCAAACTTGTCACGTAATTTCAAGTGTTCAAGCATTGTTTCTACATCCCAGTCATTCATGATTTCACCTCAAATTTTTTAAGTCGCCACACCGGAGAAACCCGTGCGTGGCTGCGAGCTGTTTTACTGTTGACGTACCCACCTGTTTTTACAATGATGTTCTGCTTACTTAGTGCCAGACACAACGCACCCCACGCATTGTGGTGGGGCGGTCTTCCTACTCCTTCTTCTTCGGCAAACGTCCTTGCTGTTTCAAACAAACAACCAACCGGCCCTGCTTGTTCAAAATGCCTGATAACACAGTCAAAAGCCTTAGCCTTCCACTGCGCCCCTGCATTATCTAGAACTAACTCAGTGCCTGAGTCTCTAAGTTCTGTAGCTACGTTCATTCCGCACCTCCACTTAGTCTGAATTCAATACGCGCTCTGTCCAGTGCAGCAATACGCTTGCGCTCTGCAACAACTTTTGGATCTTTCCACGGGTAGGGTTGTTTAAGAAGACGCCACTGTCTTTTGAATGTTTCGAGTACGTTTGTGCTTTCGCTTGTTGTTTTGATTTGCATCTCTAGCTCCTGTCATGTTGAATGGGTCACTGAAAAAAGGTTCGGGCACGGTCACCCTTGTCTTGGCAAACTTCTTGCAAAACATCTGATCTTCTTTTTTCTGAAATAGCTTCTCCTGTTTTGTAGGCTCCATCGTTATAAACTTGTAGTGCCGCTCTGCCGTGATGTACGGCCTGTCGGGATCTTTCTTTAAGAAACTTTCAACGCACCCCAACCGCGTGAGTCTGGTCATCAATGAGTAGACAGTGTTCTTGTCTAGCTGCACTTGCAACGCAATCTCTCTTACGGTTGAGGGTGTCAATCGTTTCTTAACGTACTTGAGCACCTTAAGTTGCTTATCGGTCAGGGGCTGTGGGGTCATCTGTTCGCTCCTTTAACCATAACACTGCACAGCGTGAATGAAACAAGGCTTCTTCTGCATGATGTGATGCTTGCTCATACTGCCGCTCATTAACGTATTCGTACACAAGCTTTAACTCTTTGTGTGCATTGTGTAAGTGTTCGCTTATATCTTTCATAGCTTTCCTTTACCAAAAGAACTTACGTGGTAGCTCAGCAAATTTAGGCAGTGCCTCAAGCGTGTCAGGCTCATCGAGTCTGACTGCTTTTAATAGCGCTCTTTCAAGCGCAGAGAGGAACTGCTTAACCGTAATATTAGACGCATGTGCCTCTGGAGAGTTACGAAGTGACATACCGCGCATCGAGTAACGACTGCCACTTATCAGGTCATTGTTTGTGAGATACGTTGAGTACAAGTTATCGAAAACAAGCTGACCCAACTCGTTGAGGATGAACTCGGTCTGCTCCTCTAGCTCGCTGATGCGAAGGGTACGTTGTAAGTTATTTATCTCTTTGGTTGCCAGTGATTTACTGAATGACCTTCGTGAATCCCACTGCGCGTTTTCACGGTATGAATCCAAGCGATACGTTGCCAAGAGCTTGATGACTTCAATCTGCTTACGGAACGCAGCACGTTGTTGTCTAAGCTCATCAGACACCACACGCTTGTGCACGGGGATGTGATCGGATGCACTGACGACGAGTTTGCCTGTCGAAGTGAACGTGAGCATGGCTGAGAACAACTCGTTCTCGTGCTTGATCTCTGGATGATTGCGCCTGTAATGCTTATGCACGACGTGGTTAAACGGTACGACATACTGCTTGCCGTCCTCACCCGTAAAGCTCGCTACCTGTCCACCGTAGCAACCCATCACGTTCCGTGCAATAAACTTACGAGAAGTCAGTGAGTCATACCCACGGATATACACAATGCGATAGCCGTGCTGATCGGGCTTGAGATAGCGGATCATCTTGGTGTGATACAGACACACATCAAAGTAGGCGTCATCTTCGCCGCGCTCAAGTCTGTACTGCCACGATGATACGTTCTTGAGTGGTCGCTCGTGGTCGCTCCACCTCTTTGAACGTGTAGGCTTAGGTGTTTTATCAAACCATTTCTTGGCTTGTTCGTACGATGTAATTGCGGGTAAGGCCCATACGTTTGCTGAAAATGCCATGATTACTCTCCAAAGTTAGTTGCTAAACGATGCACTGCGTAGATGTAGTCATACATCCCGCCGTTGTTATCCATTTCGTCAAAAGTCTCAGCGCCGTCCTCACCAATGGCGAGGAAGCGATAGTCAGCTTCAAAATACTGATGCGCGTCTTTATATAACTGCTCGTGCGCTTGGACATCAGGGAAGTCTGGATACCACTTCACATCATCTACTTCAAAGGTGATAAGCGGTTCTTCTTTGTAGTCGTACTTAGTCTCATTAACAGCTTGATAAATGTCGGGGTCGTTCTTAGACAGCATGAGCGATATAAACGCTTCACGGTCGTCAAACGATTTGAATTTAATGACGTACGCAACGTCTGATCGATAGCCCATAGTTTTCTCCTTGAAAAAGACGGGACAGATTTCTGTCCCGCGTGGAAAGAAAGTGACACT